GTTCCATAACAACATACCTTTTGGATATAGTGCTGGATCTGGAGCATCAAAGTCTAAGAAGTCACTCACTAGTAGTTCAGCAATAGTGCCTTTCGGTGCTTCACCGTTAGTACCATTTGTACCACCGCTTGTTCCAAATCTTGCGTCAGCAAACAAAATACCATCTTCAGTAGTTTGATCACCATTGTCAATTAGCACCCATTTTAAAGTTGCGCCATTGTATTTGTATATCTTAGGATAGTTTTCTAAGTCAGCAGTTGAAATCCAAAGGTCACCATTTTTAAGATCAGTTGCATCTGATTGTTTAGTAGGCTCAGTTGCACTTACAATAGGACCTGCTGGATCTGTCTTATCGCCAGCCGCCGCCGCAAAGTACGGACTTGTTGAATCTTGATATCCAACCCAAGTTGTACCATTGTGGATCATAATGTCTACTTCGTCAATAATTGAACTGTACCATAAAGTACCGTCTGTTGTCAATGAAGTTGGTGCAGTTGGTGAGTTAGTTACTGTTAAAATAACCCAGTTACTTGCAATAAAATCATGTGAGTGAGTAGATGGTGCTTCTAATAAGAACTGTGTAGCATTTGAACCAGTTGCTGTAAAGCCTGCTAGTCCTAGTACGCCACCTGTGTCAGTAATATGGAAGTCACCGCCATCATTGTGTTCAATTACAATTCTGTTACTTGAATCAACACTTGCAACAACGTTTGTAAAGCCTGCAGAGTTAATTGCACCTGCAACTAAATCAGCATCACTTGTTGCCGCTGTTGTTGTTACACTTACTGTTACATCTGAACCTAATGCACTTGAGTTTGGTGCAGTTTCGGCTATATTAAATGCGTAAGTACCCGCTGTTAATTGTGTAGTAATAATGTTTGATTTAATTGTTGTAGCACCTGTTGATCCTCTTCTGTAGATTTTAAAATCTGCAATCGGGTCAGTTGCTTCATCAACATTATATTTTACAAACACATCACCAGTTGGTAAGTTAAGTCCACCACCAGTTTTATCTAAACCGTATAGTGCTTCTTGGTTGTTTGCATAAATTGGAGCAGATTTAGTTTCCCACAATTTAGTTGTGTCATTCCAAACTTTAACCTGCCAGTTAGCACCTTTGTTTGGTTGTGTAGTTTTAATCCACATTGAACCAGTTGGTCTTGGTGCTGTATCTGTTGACTTGTAACCTGGAACTTGCGTGTGTGGAGCAATAGTTAACTTAGGTGCTTTGTAAGTACCTGCTGTTAAACCTATTTCTGATAACAATGTTGAACTGTTATCTGCTAACACAACATCTGCACCAGTTGAGTAAATTTCTAATTTACCATCAACTACTGCTGAAGTAATTCCGCTAATACCTGCAGATCCAATTGCTGTTACTACATCAGATAGTGCAACACCACCTGAAGTTACAACTGAACCATTAATGCTCATTGTAGCACCGTTAGTTATTGTAGGATTGCTTTGTGTTCCTGTTACAGTTGACCATGAACTAATCCAAGCAGTTGAACCTACTTGTACCCATGTTCCTGATTTATTTTTGTAAAACAACTTGTTAAGTGTTGTTGTAGATACAATCGCGTAATCGCCAATTCCACCAACAGAAGTCTTAGGCGCTCCGCTATCTACTTTAGTTGCATCAGTAATTACTGTAGGAATTTTGTTTGTAAACGACTGCCCACCAGTAGTAGTCGCTGACGCACCATTCCATTCAAAGATACCAAATATTGAATTTGCTGTATCAAACCAGTATGTACCGTTTGCCGGATTTGCCGCAGGGGCTGTAGAAGCCGCTGTCAACTCTGAAGTATTTAAATCCGCTCTAGTTACGAATGCTCTATTAGCCGCACCTAAATAAGAGTATGCCGCTTGTAATCCGTACTCATTTAACTCATTACCGTGTAATGGGTTATTGTTTGAATCTACATAAAAAGTTGGGTCCCCAAATAATTCAGTTAATTCTCTTTGTGAAGTAACTAGGAAAGGTTTACCAGCATTTGCTTTTGTAGTAGCACTCGCTGTTCCTGTTCCTGATCCGTTTGTTTTATCTTGTGCAGATACAACAAACAACATTGGTACTGTACCTGGTTCTGCTGGGGTATAGAACGACTCGTCTATTACAGTAACCTGTACACCTGGTGATGTTAAAGCCATTTTGTTTTCTCCTGTTGGTAATAGTTCATACTATTCTTGTTTACTATTATTTATGCCGAAAACCAAAATCATAGGGGTTAAATACCGTTAAAAAGGGAAGTAAAAGGGCAGGTAAATAGTTATATGAGACCTTTATGTGCTTGTGGGCAACGACCAGTTGCTATTAATTACTATAAGAAAGGTAAACCTTTCTATCGAAGTAAGTGTGAGTCCTGTACTAGACATGGAAGACCTCACCATGGTGTGCCTAAATGGCAACAAGCAGGATATACTATGAAAAACAACTGTGACAAGTGTGGATTTAAAAGTAGACACAAAGAACAATTCAGTGTTTACTATATTGATGGTAACCTAAACAACGTAAGGTTTAGTAACTTAAAAACAGTTTGTTCTAATTGCAGTAAGATTCTATATAAAGAAGGTGTTAAATGGAAACAAGGTGATCTTGTACCTGATCTTTAAGTCCTTGTATTGTAGTATCGTTTTCAAACACTTTAGTAAACTTTGTATGTGCCCAGGCCCATTCACTAGCATGAACATCAGTAGGCTCAACATTAAATTGTACATATTCACTAAACCAAGCAGGATCAGGACCACGTTTTACACGCCATACTTCTCCACCTATTTGATATAGCATTTTTGCTTCATTTGGAAAACGTACATCAGGAATAACCCAATTAGTTTCAGGATTGTTAATTAATTTATGTTTAACTAAACTTACCCAGATACCGTCAAAGAACCCTTCACGCATACATTCTGTACCAAATTCTTGTAGAACTAGTCTTGGTGTTATTTCACGGCCGGTTTCTGCGGTCCAAAATTGATCTACTTGTTCACGCCAAAACCTACTTTGTTCAGTTTTGCCATCTAGCATATCACGTGGCCAATCAAACATAGTAGCGACAGCATCTTTCAATTTGTCTGCAAAACTTATTTTTACAAACTTATGATTTTGTATTAAATGCTCTGCTATTGTGTCTTTACCACTGCCTATTAGACCACAGATTCCAACTATCATTTTTTAGTCCTGTATTTGTTTACAAGTTTCCTTATTTGCGTTTAATTTCTCGCCTTTTTTGTGTAACCAAATGTAAGAGTAGACAACGTTACCGTCTTCTGCTACTGTACATTTTTTACCAAATTTTACAGCCGGCGGAGCAATATGCCCTGAACAGCCTGCAAGAAAAAGCAAAATTAATATTGTACTGAAGATTTTCATCAGATTTCCTTCTGTTCGTATTATTATACTAATATATGTTTAGCAAAAAGTCAAGAAGTTTTTAGCCAATTGTGAAACCATACCCAACACCGCCTGGTATTTGAGTTTTAACTTCTTCTTCCAATTTCTCTATATCAGCAAGGCCTTCAGCCTTTAGATTATCACCGTTAAGTGTAGAACCACCTTGTGGACCGGCAATAGTAGCAAATTTACTTCTTGCTTCACCAAGCATAATCTTACAACGTGCGAGTGTGTAATCTTTAATCCACTGAACTGCTAGATAGTCTTTTAATAATTCACTATCTGGTCTGTAATTGTAACAATACAATAATAGTTCTTCTTCTGCTCTTGGTCTTTGTAGAAGTAATAATTCTTTTGTAGTAGTATTCCATTTGAATTCAATAAATGAACCAAACATTCTGCCTACTAATTCTTGGTACTGACTAAACAATTCATAAGTTGCTAATCCGCCCATGTTTGAACTTGCTAAAAGATAGGTGTTTGTGTACGCCAAGTTGAATGGTTCAAATAGTGTACCACCATCTCCTCCGCCTGTTCTTGAACCAATTGATCTACGAAACAATTTTCTCACTTCAATAACTTCATTTGGTAGTATATATTTGTTTTGGTCAATTACAGTTGGAAGGAACATATACGACTCTTCTACTGAATTGTCCGATCTTTGTCTGAATCTTGTAAGTGCCGTTTTAAGAGCAGTTTCATAATGTACGGGATCTAACTCCACATCTACCATTCCACCACCTAAACTGGCGTTTACATAATCATATACTTCTTGCTTTTGTTGTGTCAATGTTGTCATATCTTCTCGGCTCCATATGTATTTATACGTTCGATAAATACTAATGTTATGCCAAGACTCAGTTTATACAAACCCGAAAAGGGCAATGATTACGATTTTTTAGATAAAACCATAGCAGAGATGTTCACTGTTGGTGGTACTGACGTATTCGTACACAAATATTTAGGTCCTCAAAATCCTGATGAATCTGAAGCAACTCCTAGCCAGCCTAGATATGATGCTGTAAAAGAAACTAATATTCAGGATATGCTTTTCTTGGAAAATAGGGACAGAAAATACGATCCAAACATTTATGTTTTACGTGGTATCTATAATGTGCAAGATGTAGACTTTGACATGAGTCAATTTGGATTATTTTTACAAAATGATACATTGTTTATGACTATACCTATAAATTATAGTGTAAAAACTTTAGGTAGAAAAGTAATGGCTGGTGATGTTTTTGAATTACCACACTTAAAAGATGAACACGCACTAAATGATTACCAAGTTGCATTAAAACGTTTTTATGTTGTAGAAGATGTAAACAGAGCGGCAGAAGGATTTTCACAAAGTTGGTATCCACACTTATATAGAGTAAAACTTAAACAAATAGTAGACTCACAAGAATTTAAAGAAATACTTGACTTACCTGCAGAAGAAGGTAGTACAAATACACTACGTGATGTGCTTTCAACATATGAAAAAGAAATGCAAATCAACAATGCTGTATTGGCACAGGCAGAAGCAGATTCGGCCAAGTCAGGTTATGAAACTTCACACTTGTATACTTTACAAGTTGACAAAACAGGTAAACCAGAACTTGTTACTGCTGATGAAACAGATATAGATGCAAGTGTTAATAGCGGTCAATTAGATGCAAGTAGAGTTAATCAAACTCCAGAACGTGATGGTTATCAAGGTTACTTGCTAGGAGATGGTATTGCACCTAATGGAGAAGTATTTGGTCATGGTATTACTTTCCCAACTGCATCTATTAAAGGTGATTACTTCCTAAGAACAGATTTTATGCCTAATAGATTGTTTAGATTTGACGGACAACGTTGGGTTAAATATGAAGATTCAGTACGTGTTAATATTTCAAATACTGATACTAAGAATACACAAAAAGGAACATTTATTAACAACACTAAAACAGATAGTATAGGTGGCGAAACTGTACAAGAACGTCAACCTTTAAGTAAAGCACTAAAGCCTAGGGCGGACAACTAATGCAACATTTTTACGATGGACAAATAAGAAGATATATTACTCAAATGATTCGTCTAATGAGTAATTTTTCTTATGCTGATGGTAAAGGCGTACTAAGACAAATACCTGTTATGTATGGAGACATTACAAGACAAGTTGGTCATATCATAAGAGATAATAGTGAAAACAAAATTCCATCTGCTCCACGTATGAGTGTTTACGTTACTGGTTTAGAAATGGATCGTACAAGAACTGCTGATGCAACATACACAGGCAAAATTCATCTAAGAGAACGTGAACACAATTCTACAGATGGGTATCTTAATACAGAAGGTAAAAACTATACTGTAGAAAGATTAATGCCTACACCTTATATCATGAAAATGAATGCTGATATTTGGTCAACTAACACAGAACAAAAATTACAAATTATGGAACAGATACTAATGCTGTTTAATCCTAGTTTAGAAATACAAACAACAGACAACTATGTGGACTGGACAAGTTTAAGTGTAGTTGATTTAGAAGGTATTACCTTTAGTACAAGAAGTATACCAATGGGAACTGAATCAGAAATAGATGTTGCACAACTTCAATTTAGCACACCTATTTACATTTCACCTCCAGCAAAAGTTAAAAAGTTAGGTGTTATAACAAATGTTGTAATGAGTATTTTTGATGAATCTAGAGGCACAATAGACCTAGGTGATAGTATGCCAGAATTAAAACAATATAATGATTCATATACAGAAGGCACTAAAGGTGGTGACACATCTACTGCTGGTAAAGATGGTATGGGTATTACAACTAGAGCAGATGCAGGAAGTGTACAAAGTGTAACTTATCAAAACTATGATGCTATTGTAATGAACAATATTGTACAGTTAGGTAAGAACGGTATTGCAGGAGAAACTCCTTGGACACTTGTATTAGATTCACACCCAGGTACTTATAGAGCAGGTTTAAGTAAAATTTATCTAGATAGAATTGATCAAGGTTCACCAGTAGTTGGTACTTTTGCATTAAACACTTTAGATGAAACACAAATCATTGTTAATTGGGATATGGATACAGTTCCAAGCAATACTATTTTAATTGGTCCTGGTGGTCCTAAAGGAACTATTAACGCAATTATTGATCCACAAAAAACTAATCCTACAAGTATTAAAGTTGCAGGTAATAGAATATTATTATTAAATGCAATTAATGATAGTGAAAATGTAGGACAAACAGTTGGTGAAACACCATATACATATCAATATGATGGTCCTGATGCTTGGAAAAATGCTGATGGTACAGACTTTGTAGCAGATGAAAATGATATTATTGAATGGGACGGCACAAAATGGAATATGGTTTTTGATGCAAGTACAGATGACGGATCAACTATCACATACACGACTAACCTTAACACAGGTGTTCAATATAAATGGAATGGTATAGATTGGACACTATCCTTTGAAGGCGAATATCGAAACGGCACTTGGCGACTAGGCCTCTAAAATAAGTACTAATATGAATAGTATTATTTGTAGCGGTGCTCTCTTCTATACACTTGATACCCAACGTTTCTTGTTTTTACACAGAACACAAACAAAACAAAATAATGTTTGGGGATTAGTGGGCGGAAGAAATGAAAGTGAAGAAATTCCTTATAAAGCACTACTGAGAGAAATAGAAGAAGAAATTGGTTCTGTACCAAATATTGTAAAAAGTATTCCTTTAGAAACTTTTGTAAGTAATGATGAAAAGTTTAGTTTTCATACATATCTTTGTGTTGTAAAAAATGAATTTATTCCTAAATTAAATTTTGAACACAACGGTTATGCGTGGGTAAGTTTTAATAATTGGCCTAAACCATTGCACCAAGGTTTAAGAAATACTTTACAAAACAAACAAAATTTAACAAAACTACAAACAGTATTTCAACTAGTATCATTAATGGAGAAGTAATGAGTATTATCGTTTACGGTGATGTAATGCTTGACGAATGGCGTATAGGAAAAGTAGACCGTATTAGTCCAGAAGCACCAGTACCAGTTTTAGTAGAAACAAATTACAAACGTAATGTTGGTGGTGCAGGAAATTTAGCACTCAACATAGCAAGTATTAATGGTGAAGTAGATTTGTATGGACCTATTGGAAGAGACAAGCAAGGGTCTACAATACTAGAGTTACTGATGAACACAGATGTAAATTCATATCTTGCAAAATGTATGGATACAACTACAAGTAAAGTTAGGATTGTAAGCACAGAAGGACAACAAATTTGCAGATTTGATACTGATGCAATATGTGAATGTAATGACTCATTAGAAAGATTTTACAGTAATATTAAAAAAGACGATTTAGTTGTAATTAGTGATTATAATAAAGGAGCAGTAAGAGAAAATACAATAGCACTAGCATTAAACACAGGTGCAAAAGTTTTAGTTGATCCAAAACAATCACCTGGTTATTACGCAGGAGCATTTTTAGTTAAACCAAATATGAAAGAATATGAACAATGGTTTGGCAAATTTGATTATGAAACTGCTAGAGAAAATTTAAGAAAATATAGATGGGATTGGTTAGTAGTTACTGCTGGTGTAGAAGGCATTCACGTAATTAATGCAGAACAAAATTGGCATATACAAGAAGAAGTTCAAGAAGTTGCTGATGTTTCAGGAGCAGGAGATACTGTTATGGCCATTATTGCACATGGTATAAATCAAGGTAAATCAGTACCTGACTCATGTGCTCTTGCTTGTTATGGTGCATCTAGAGTTGTAGAAAAAAGAGGTGTAACAGTTGTAACCAAAGATGATTTGAATCGTGGTGTTGTATGGACTAATGGAGTGTTTGATATACT